CAGGATACCCTCATCCTTGAAGAAGCGTATCTAATTTGCCCCAAATTCAAGAACATAGGCTTGCTCATCACTGAACTGAAAGTCGATGAGACGCACTTTGCCACCGTCTTTTGATGCGCCTGCATACTTGGTTCCGGGCCTGCGTGTTACGCCGCCCTGCGGGAAAATCACCATATTCTCTAGCTTTTGTGTGCCAGAGGTATATTTCTGTAGGTCTATGCGGCCTTCAAGGCGCGGCGAAAACTCACCAGCTTGAAAGTTTGTGACAATATTTGAAACGCGGGCCATATCAGAACCTGATATTTATGAAGTCGTCGGCAATCAGTTTATCCGGCACACCTTCCATAGCGTCAATAGACCGGGCCTCACGGAGACGAATCTCGTATAGTTGCTGCATGCCCTGAGCAAGACTATTGCTGCCTGTGATGGCATATGCAGTTTCAGCGGCTAGTTTGTGGGCGATGGTGCTGGAAAGCAGCGAGTCATATGTCTCTGTGTCTGTGATGCGGGCAAGGTAGGTAATCCGGCAGGTGCCTTCGTCGCTTAGAACCTTGCGCCCCTCAATCTTGAACATGACCTGGCTGTCATAAGCAGCAATCTCGCTGTCCACGTTGCTGTTCCAGAATGACAGCACCCGCAAGCAGTACGGGTCTGTCGGCAAGGTAAACTGATTGGCAAAGCCGAAGGCAGGAGCCTCAGAGTCCTTGGCAAGCGAGGCACGGGTAATCGCTATGTTCCAAGGGTGAGAGCGCAGCACCGTGTCACGCACGGTCTCAAACCGACGGTTGCACAGACGTGCTTCTTTGGAGTTTTCGGTGAGAGCAGTAATCGTAGCTGCACCCAACAGGTCCATTGCCTCGTTACAGATGTCCACTACGGATGGCATTACTTCACTAACCTTTCCAACTTTATTAGAGCGCCGATGCTGGTGTTTCTGTCACCGCCGCTGATGGTCTTGCCCTTCTCCTTGGCTTCTTCGACAAGGGCTTTCAGTTTTGATGTTGGCAATATTATCACAGTTTCGCCGTCTATGATAAATGCCCAGAAGTCTGCCTCTGTCGTGTCTATGCCAGAGGGTTTCCCCCTAGAAAAAAACTCCACAAACACCTTACCAGTTTGTGAAGCCTTGAAGTCTCTCTTAATCTCAATGGTCTGTGACATTAGAAGGTCTGCTAACCAACTCTCTGCCATCTGCCCGACCTTCAGGTCGTACTTAAAATTACTGTTAAACTCCAATTGCTCATCCCCCAGAGCAGGAGTGAAAGAGGGGCGAGAACATCCCGCCCCCCTTGTTTGGTTAGTCTACGACGTACTCAATGATGAACGCCAAGTCACCGGCAGTGCCGCCAGTGGCATTGAATGTCACAGCAATGTAGTACACGTCGCTTGGGTCAGAGGTTTGACCGGCAAGCTCCCAGACCTGCTGACCAGTGGTGTTCAAGTCCAGCTCTTCGTAACGAAGCTCTGCAATAGCACCTCCGTCAGCAACAGTAGTGGCAAGAGCATCTTCATCAACAACCACACCGTCGTTGGTGTAGAAGCCGACATTGAAAGTGCAAGAGCCGCCGAGGTTGTCGGTGCCGATGCGGACCGAAACCAAAGTTGCGTGGGTCGGGACAGGAGCCAGCATGACAATGTCATTGTCGGTGCTGTCACCAGCGGCAAGTGCCACGTTGCCCTGAGCAATACGGACGCGACCGCCAAGCTCAGATGCGCTGTTAGCAACCTGCGGGAGTGCCTCAAGATTGGCAATGAGGTCAGAGTTTTTCGTTGTCATCTCTCAATCTCCCTTACGCTGCGCCGTCAAGGTCATCTTCGTCACACTTGATGCGAACAACCATGTTCTCTTGCATCCGTGTAGCGCCGATGTCCATGCAGTAGTAGACCTGGGTTGCATAACCCTTGTCTGCACGCTCATCAATACGAGCCGACACGTCTTTGCCGATACCCAGCGCCAGACCTTCTTCTGCCCAAGCAAAGCAGGTACGGACGTTGTTGGCATCAACCGACAGACGGTTCGACATGATTAAGTTGAAGCCCATGAACTGATTGATTTCACCCTGGACGAGAGCCTTCACAGTGTTGAAGTCAGCCGAGGTGACGCTGGTGTCAGCAAGCAGTGCATGGATTTGGCTTGGACCCATTACGATGTAGCGAGGAATCGAAGGGTCAACGTCAGCCTGGTCCAGCAGCTTCTTGGCTTCGCGCAGCTTGGTCAGGTTCATGTTGGTGTCAGCACCACCGACGGATACTGCAACGTCCTGGTCAGTGTCGAAAGCGGTCGAGGTCGAGCCGGTTTCGCCAGTGTTGGCAGCAGCGTCAAATGCAGTGATGATAACGTCGTCCATGGCACGACCCATGGCAGCAGCAGCGGCCTGGGCGTAGGACGAGGTTGGGTCGATGAGCATACGAACCTTGTCTTGGTCGTCAATAAGGTCAGCGTACTCATACGATGCGAGGCTCAGGCGGCGACGCGCATGTGGCGTATCCATCTGAGGGGTGTCGGCGTGGCGAGTAGTCCGCAGTTGCGCGGTCGCTACACCAACTTGGTCGATAAAGGCATTTTTACCAACAACATTCTCGATGCGCACAGTATCACGCAGACGGGAACCCATCTGCTGTGCAAGCATCTGCACATTCGCAGAATACTGTTGTACAAATGCCGTAGTGACTTGAGTAGACATCCTGTCTCTCCTTCTACGTCATGGTTGCACTAGATTCCGGTGTGCTACCCTCTCGGACACTCCTAGCTTTTCGGACCTGCTTGCGGCCACCGTCTTTCCGGTTGTCGGCAGGACGAGTTGCCTCGCTACCCTGCATGACCCACTCGTAGTATTTGTCTGCGAGTCGGTCTGGTTCTACAACGTCACGCGCAGTTCCGAACTCAATCGCGTAACGTAAACACTCAAGGCGTACATGGACCAAATCATCCTGTTCCATGTAGGACACCCATTAATTCTTGTACACGCTCAATGGCCGCTTGGCGACCAATCACGTTCTTACGGTCCCAATACGCATGTGACTTGTCGTTCATAATCGCATCAATCTCTTGCTGCGCTGACTGACGTGTCACCATGCTGCTGGTAGGAGCATCAGATACCGTGTCCTCACTTGTGACACTTTGCCTGAACTCAGCCATTTTTGCAAATGCCTTAATGAAATCAGGATGGTTGCCCACCTTGGTCCCATCAGCCAGTTGCATCTCCAGCAACTCACCGCCGCCAAACTGCTGTGCAATCTTGCCAGCGTCTTCGATGCGGGCGTCAAAGTCGTCACCCCACTCCTTGCGAAGCTCCATTTCAGTCTGATTGCGCTGCTGTGTCTCAGCTTCGATTGACACCTCAGATGCGCTATTTGCCATCCCCTTGTAGTATTCAAGGATGCCGCTGGCCTGGTCTGGTGTTAGGCGCAATTTGTGCGCTACGTCTGCGTATGACTTTGCCACGTCCTCAGTGATGATGTTGCCATCAACGCCAATCTCGTAGCCGTCAGAAGATTCTGGTCTGCCTAACCTGTTGTAAATGTTGTCCAAATCCTCGTCGGTTGGGTTTACGGGGACTGGAATCTTGTCAGCGCCAATCAGGCGTTGTGCGTTGACGTAAGACCTCGCAAGGTTCTCTACATCTTTGATTGGGGAGAGGCTCGGATGGTCTCTCAGTTCCTCCGGTATCGTTTGCAAGAAATCGTTACCAGACCCGCCTTGCGCTACTTCTGCCGGTGTTTCCATCGGCGCAGCATCAGGCTGGGCTACCTGTTCGATAGCTTCTTCTGACATAGTTACTCCTGTGTCATCATGTTGTGAATGTGAAGAAGAACGGCACGTTTGCCTTCTTCAAAGGCTGTGGCATTGGGGTCTCCCGCCACATAGCTCAAGGCCCGCCAGTTGGAACGTGCCTCAAGGTCTCTGAGAACCTTCTGCCCAGCTTCGCTGTTGAAGGTCTCGGTATACATATGTTTCAGCTTTTCGATGTCTTTCACGATTGAACCATCCTGACTGCCTGTGCAGCTTGCGCTGTGGTGTAAACATCCTCTTGGTCACGCTGACGCTGCATAGCTTCTGCCTCTGCTTGCGCCCGTGCTTGCCGTGTCTCGTCAACCTCACGCTGGGAACGCAGGGTTTTCTTGGGAACGCCGAGCGCATCGGTCACATGCCGAACAAGCCCGTCAGGGTCGATGTGGTCTCCGACCGGCAGGCTCTGTGCCAGTGGCAGAAGAATCTCAAGCGCCCGCATAGTGTTGTTCAGGCTGCTGGACTTTTGAGCGCGGGCCAGCGGCGAAACGTACTCAATATCAATATCCAATCCCTGCAACACTTCCGGGGCCGGTGCCAGCATGTCGTTGCGCAGCATCAGCGCAAACACACGGTCAATCAGCGGACGAAGAAGCTCGTTCATCAGACGGCCAAGGACCGGGCCAATGACACGCATACGTTCTTCCTGACGCTGGATAACCTCGGTCGCAGTCATCTGCGGGGAGCCAGCAGTCAGAATCTGGTCAACATAGAACGCCTGGCGAATAGCCGCACGGCGCTGCTCTTCCATGTTCAAGCCAATCGGAATGTTTGCGCCCGTGTTCAGCGGCGTAATCGTCTCGCGGGTGCCGGAACGGAAGAAGTTTAGGCCACCCGGCTGGGTGCGGATGGGAAGCAGGAAGCCGTCATCAGGCACCAGCAACGGTGGGTCAATCTGCTTTTGAGCCGCCTGAATGATGGTCTTGGACATCAGGTTCAGCATCTTCACGTCGGGAAGTGCTGTCATAGCCGGGCTGCGGCCCATGGTCTCGCCGGTAGCTTTCAGGAAGCGCGGCACC